TTCTTATCATCAACAAAATTACATAATGTTGCAATTTGTCTCGCAAACTTACATTTTTCAGTTATACTATCCCTATCACTATTAATTGTTACTCTAGGATGCCAATAGAAAACACTCTCGTCACTTGCCAATTCATATTCTAATGGATAAGCAACAGCATCCCTTAAATCTTTATCAGCAATATAATAAGTATGTGGTGCAATTATTATTTTTTGGTCGATTTCTTCGGGGAAGTCGTATTCGATTGTATTAGGTATGAAAGTAGACTCGCCACCAAAACCGATAAAATCACCTTTGTAGATACGAGTTGTAGGATGAATATAATCAAGGCACTTATGGAGAATATCTGCCACTTTTCCTTGATGGTTTTTGTCAATGTCTCTATGGTCATGATTAATCTTAATTAACTTTTTGTTGAAAACTGATTTAGTTCCTACAAAGAATTTATTGTTTGCAGGATTTGTACCCCAGATTATTGCAGGAGATCCATCAATTTTTGTAGAAATATATCCATCATTAACAAACCAATCTAATACAGATAAGTCACCATTAAGGATGGAATCTTCGGGATGTTCAATGTGGTTGTTCTTCATACTATAAGGACACTTTAGACGTACCAGTTACTATATGTTTAATTTTACCTAAACGATCATAAGCATTAAGGCATTGCTCGCACATACAATCGGTGTTGGGTAAAAAATGTGACCAATCGTATTTTGCCCAATCCTTGCCTATTATATCGACACTATAATAATAATCTAATAATGGTTTATAGTTTCGCCCTCTCATCATAGAGGGTTCGCCATCAGTATGTTCATCATCATAGTTGCCACAAATGTCGCAATATGCCATAGTAATCTCCGTATTTAATATAAGGACACTTTAGACGTACCAGTTACTACCTACTAACAACACTAATTGCTGCTTGTCCTTTATTAAATACTGTATCTACAACAGCATTTATTCTCTTACTGGTGCTAATTCCTACTTTATCATAACAAGGAACTACCACTAATCCATAAGTTTTTGATTCATCACCTTTTCTAATTACTCTACCTATTGTTTGAGAAATACCAATATAATCCATGTTTCTTAAAAACAATGCTGCCTCTAATCCTTTTACGTTGATACCTTCAGATAGAATACTGTGATGTAAAACTATAAATCTTTTCTCCTTATCTTCTCCCCACTCATGTAGAGTATTAAAGAAATCTTCACGATTAACTTTAACACCATTGACAAATGCACCATGCTTTGATGTAATATAAAGGAGTGAATATCCTCTATAATTCATTTCATTAACAAAGTCAGTTTGTGATACTAAATCTATAATTTGTCTAGTTCTTCTGGCACAAACTAATATCTTATCAACATTAGTTTCATCTATTGTTGATACTAAATGGTCACAATCTTTCTCCCATGAATGTCTACTATCATCCACAACATCTATATCTTTTATTAACACTTTAGGTGGTAATATGTGACCCTTTTGTACTAATTCGGGTGCAGGAATGTTACATAATACTTTACCATAAATGTCCTCATCATTCATTCCTATTTTATATGGAGTTTTAGAATGTTTAGGAGTTGCAGTAAAGAAATAGCATCTTTTTGCATATATTGAATAATATTCAGTAGGCACAACAAAATGTTTTTGAACACTATTATGTGCTTCATCAAAATATATTGTATCTACCTCAATATCAGGAGATTCAGAGATTTTATGTAAAGAATGATATGTTGTGAATATCAATAGATTCTTTATACTATTATGATACCACTCTTCTATCTCTTTTGTTTTAGTTGTGCTTTTGTGATGTGTCTCCCCAGAATGTATGTGAAGTACATCTACATTATCAATTATCTCTAAAAAATCCTCACATAATTGTTGTGCTAATAGTATGCGAGGAGCAACAACTACAATAGTTTTTGATACACTATTCTTTGTAAATTCATGCTCTGCATCTTTAATCATACACATTGTCTTCCCACCACCAGTAGGGACAATAATTTGACCTTTATTCTTTTCACGCAGAGCATCAATTACTGTTGCTTGATGTTCACGAAGTTTAATCATTAAATAACACTCAATACAGTAATTATACCATAGAAATCATTTTAATGCCACTACAGGCGATTCTAGGTATATCATAGGGACAGTTTAAACGTACCAATTAATATTCATCAATATCTACAATGACATTTAATTCACGATAATCTGTGATTACATTTCTTTTACCTTCATGTGACATAACTATGGTAAAATTAGTTTTAGGTGTAAATCCCTTTTCATCAGTTTCGCCTTTGATGTAATTAGTAAGAACTAAATGTTCGGTAACATAACCAGTATCATCTGTCATACTAACCACATCACCAACTGAAATTTCATAAGGTGATTTGTATTTGTCACATTTACCACTAAAACTGCTAGTGCATTTCATTAATCTAGTAAATTTCATTAGTCCTCCCTTCTGTCTTTTTTGAAATCACAATTTGCATACTCTTCTATTTCTTCTACTACATCATCAAAATGATCTCCCCAGTAATCCATAGCATCATTAAGGAAATCTTCATCAAATTGAGTATCAACATACCTATCCATATCAGTTGTCACATATTCAACTAAATCTTCTGTTGACATATTATCAACATATCTCTCAACAAAGAAAGATTTTAATTCTTTGATTAATTCGGGTGTAAACTCTTTGTTTACTTCCTTCATTTGGTTGTGTGAATAGTATTTCATTAGTCTGCCACCTTGAATTGATAATTTACATAAAACCATTGATAGTCATCATTCTCAACTTCACCATTGCAGATATACTCTTCTCCAATAGCATTAGCATCTTCAATTTGGTCATTATCTAATAACTGCTTAAATCTGCTAATATAGTGATTACTGAAAACCTCTACATTTTCTGATAAACTAGTGTTCATTAGTTCTCCTATAATGATTCTCACTATAAGGACACTTTAGACGTACCAATTATTATACCTTTGGATCGTAATGTGATATTGGTTTCTCTTTTTTATTCCTAATATCTCTCACTAATCTTTCCCCTGCTCTCCTAATCTTTCTTCTCTCATGTGCAGTATATCCACTTGCTTTTTGTGGTTTATAGTTAGGGTCAACTTTCTTTGCACTCTTCTTTGCTAACAATTTATCTGCTGCTTTCTTTAATTCTCCTCTACCTTTACCACCTGCATTTGCTTTATTTCTTTCTGCTCTTGCTTTCTTCTGCTGATCTCGCATTGATAATCTAGCAGTACCTCTTGCTCTAGTTGGTTGCTGTTCTCTTGATGATCTAGGTTTTTGTTTACCAATATCTTTACGATCTTTATAATCTTTTGCAGGTGCAGTCTTACCACCACCTATTGCTTTAACTCTTCTCTTTTCTGGTGCAGTTTTCTTTCTTGATGCACGAACTCTTCCACCTTCTCCAGGTTTTCTAGTAGCAGTTGTAAGGTCTTTATCATAAACCTCATTAATAAACTGTTGAAAAGATTTCATCTATATGATATACACTATATCTTATTTATCTTTTAATCTTTCTTTGTCTTTCAATATAATTTCTTGCAGATTTCTCATTCCTACAAAACTTGAGTATCTCACCATTATGAACGATTGCCAAAGATTTACCTTTAGATGGAATCGCATAGTATCCATCTTTAGTTGCAAATCCCTTTTCAGTATCTTTATAAAAATTGTAAATTGATAGTAGTTCTTTTTTATCAGTCATTAGCAAATAGTTACTTTTCTTTCATGTAATCTCTTCTGTATCAGTTTACCATATTCTTCATGCAGTTCGCAACCAATATAATCTCTTCCTAACTCTTTTGCTACAAATGCAGTTGTACCTGATCCCATAAAAGGATCAAGAATAATATCATTTTCTTCTGACCCTGCTAATATACAAGGTTTAATTAAATCAGGTGGAAATACAGCAAAATGACTACCTTTATATGGTTTATTAGTTACTTTCCATACACTTCTTTTACGTCTTGTTGGTTCTTTGATAACATCAACATCAAAATAATAGTTTTGATTCTTACTTAATAAGAACAAATATTCATGTGATTTAGTACATCTATCTCTTACACTTTCTGGCATTGGGTTAGGTTTATGCCATATAATATCTTGACGTAGATACCATCCATCTGCTCTTAATGCAAACGCTAACATCCAAGGGATTCCAATTAAATCTTTCTCTTTATATCCTTCTAATTTATTACCTCTTCTTGCACATTTATCAGGTAGATCTTGTTTAGTATTTGATACAGTTTGTTTCACTAATGCTTGTCCTTTTCCAGGTCTATAGTTATAGTAACTATCTCCTATGTTTAACCATAATGTACCATCCT